ATCAGAGACCACGAACATCACAGGAATCACTGTGTCTGTTCTGGGGACGAAAGGAACCATCGGTGGCACATTGGTCGATCACTACGGTAAAGTCTATTCTGGACCTCCAGAAGGCGCAGGAAACGGCGGTACGACTTTCTACGGAACTCTCGTGGGTCGAGCGGCAGAGGCAATCACTGCTGATTTCGCAAACAAAGCAGGACAAACTCCCTTTGCCAAATATGCTGAAGGTGCTGGTAAAGCAAAAACTCATAGTAATGGTTCTGGTTCCGCGCCTAGTGTGAAAGAACCGGAGAAGTATGAAACTATTTTCCCTTTTATCGAAACTCCACCGGATGCACCAGAACCGACAACAGAACTTATTGCTCCACACTTGGCAGTGAGTAACTTTGCTATTCGTAAGGTAATTGTGGATACGGACATCGAAGATCCAAACTCTCTCGTTTCTAAGATTCTGAAAACGGACGATTACAAAGACTTGTTTGATCGTGATCCTACTATTGATGAGATCCGTTCTAAGATCCGGGACACCGCTAATTTCAATAACAAAGAGTTTACGAACAATCTTGTCGCAGAAGGTTTACTGTCTACTGATTTCGCAAAAGCGTTTGATGGTAAGATTGGTAGAACTTCAAATAGATCTAAACAGAAGAAATTTGGTTACAAACCTTTGGGCAATAACCCCGCAGACGTGAAAAGCAAGAGATTCTTAGTATGATATATTTACCAGATCCAATTTATAATCCTAACTTTGCTTCTGATATTACCGCTAACACACAGTTAGCGGCAGGAGTACCTATAGTTAAATTTTTAGGAGCGAGAGGAAGCAGGGTTCAATTCGAAAGGATAAAAACCGATAAAGATCAACTGGCACGTAATCTCTACTTGCATGCAGAATTGATTAAAAAGACTACTGCTAACTCAGACTTTGATCAACATAGATTGACGGTTGCGGAAGGAGTTTATGTTGCTGCGGAAAAAGAAACAGTCACTTCTAATTCTACCAACGATTTGAAACAAACAGGAAGAGCAGTTGTATATCAGTTATACGGAACTAATGGAAAAATAGATTTTGCCAAGTCGTATGATCTTGCTGTATTCTGGAAAGACTATTGTGATTACGATAAATTAATCTTAGATTATGATACTTACGATCCGTCAGGAAATCCGTCTTGTCAGATTGTTGTTGAAATGCCGAATGTACCCGAAAGTTTTGATATCTCTTTTAAAAGAAATGTAGAAACTACGTTTAACACAAAACTCCAATCGAAGAACGAATTGGTTGAGATTCTGTTATAAATAAGACTATGGCAAAAATACTTTCAACAGAAGACGGTAATTTACAGGGTGCTACTCTAGTAACGAGTAGGCAGAAGGTTTATTCTGATATAGATCTTACCTTTGGTCTGAACTCTTCTACTGGAGATATATTTAAGAAAAAAGATGCTGCAGCGGTAAAACAAGCGGTTAAAAATTTATTACAGACTAACAGATTCGAAAAACCTTTTCGTCCAGATTTTGGCGCAGACTTAAGAGGACAATTATTCAATCTTGCGGATCTGGATACAGAAGATGAAGTGCGAGAGCAAATATACGGGACCATCGCAAGATACGAACCTCGTGCTTCTATCAAAAATTTAGACGTAAGATTCGATTTGGATAGAAACGCATGTCGAATCAGAGTTGAATTTGGTATTTTAAGTACAGATGAAAATGTCGTATTAGAAACCACAGTTTCGAGGTTAAGATAAATGGCAACAACTATTAGCAGCACGGGTTTAGATTTTAACTCGATAAGAAATAATCTTAAAACATGGTTTGAACAGAAACCAGAATTTGCTGACTATAATTTTGAAGCGTCAGGTCTTTCTAATCTTCTTGACGTTCTTGCATATAACACACACTATAATGGACTGACTGCAAACTTTGCTCTTAACGAAGCATTCCTCAGCACCGCTCAATTGAGATCGTCAGTTATTGGTCTGGCAACTGCAATTGGATATATTCCAAATTCAAAAGTATCATCTAAAGCAGTGATCAATGTTGTTGCTGCGGGTTCTGCGACTTCTGGTCCTACTCTTGTGTTGCCTGCTGGAACTCAGTTCACGACAACTGTAGAAGAAACTACTTACACTTTCCGAACTCTCAAAGACTATTTCGCATCGAAGGAAGGATCTGACCCATATTCATATACGTGGGAAAACGTTGAGATAACGGAAGGTACTGAAAAACAAAAAACATTCGTTGCTGGTAATGATGCTGAAACTGAAGCATATGTTATTCCAAACGAAGACATGGACATCAATACGGTAGAAGTTACGGTTGGACCTACTAACAAAACGTTTAATAACGTGAACACAGTTTCTTCTTTAGATCAGAACTCTCGAATTTATGTTTTGAAAGAAACGCCAAACGGATATTATGAACTTGCTTTCGGTAATGGTGCTAACCTCGGTGAAGTTCCAGCAACCGGAGACAAAATTGTTGTCACATATAATTCTTGTGCTGGTTCTGCTGCAAATGGTGCGAAAACATTTACTACAACTGCTTCTGTTGCCACTGGTGGTACACCTTCAACTGCTTCTATTATTCCCACTACTATTACTAACTCATATGGCGGAGCGAACAAAGAAAGTATTGAGTCTATTCGTAAAGCAGCACCGTTTTTGTATGCATCTCAAAACCGAATGGTAACCGCCGAAGATTATTCTGCTCTGATACGAAGAAATTTTTCTAATGAAATTACAGACATTCTTGCTTGGGGAGGAGAAGATAATATTCCTGCTCAATACGGAGCAGTCTATCTTTCTATCACTCCTTCTCCTAGCGAAACGTTGAAAGGTCAGATTAGAAATTTAGTTAAAGACTTAGCAGTTGTTTCGTTCGATGTTGTGTTTATAGAACCAATCACTACATACATTGAGACTTCAGTAACATTCCAGTTCAACCAAACTCTTTCTTCATACGCTACGGTTCCTGAGATTGAGTCTGTAGTAAAAGGTGTTATTGAATCATACTTAGATACGGTTACAGATGAGTTTAGTGAAACCTTTAGACGTTCAAATATGTTAACTCTTATCGATGCTTCTGATCCGGGCGTTCTTTCTAGTCAAGCGGTTATACGCATACAACAAAGATTTACACCTACCCTTTCAGTACCTAAGACGTATGAGTTAGTGTTCCCCTCGACTATTCAGGCACCCAACCCATCGACTTACTCGATAACTTCTTCCGAATTCATTTATAACGGCAGAACCTGTATCCTAAGAAATCGTCTTAACACTAACGTGCTTGAGGTTATCTCTGTTGTCAGCGGTAATGCTGTAGTAGATAATGCTGGTGATTACGATACCGCTACAGGTAAAGTTACACTTTCAGGTTTTGCACCACAGGCAGTTTCGTCTAACGAAATTAAAGTAACGGTTGTTCCTGCTAACCAAGGTTATGTTTCTACAGTAAGAGAGAACAAACTTGGGAAGGATACCGCTGCTATTACTGTGACTGCCGTTGAGACAACTACACTATAAATAGGACTATTACGGATTAAGATATGGCAGCGGTAGTAACAACAGAATTTATTGCACAGATCATCAAAGACACGAAAGAGACTTTTAACTCCGGGTTGTACATTGGTTTGGGCAGATCAGAAACTTGGGGTGCAGGCGAAACTCCAGCGAGTCCTCAAACCAGTTTTGAATATGCCAGAGAATCTCGTGGTTCTACTCAACACGTAAAAATCGTCACGGGTGTTTCTGCAGCGGTTGCTAGACAGGACTGGTCATCAGACACAATTTATCAACCGTATGATGATTCATCACAGACTGCTATTCCTTACGTGATGAACAGTAAATATGAATTCTTTTTGTGTATAGAACAAGGGTACACTGATGCTGGTATTGTTATTCCTAGTGATATAGAACCAGACAGATCTTTTATTAACGGCGGAACTGGTGTTTTTTCAGATCCTATTCAACCATTAGAAAACGAATTCATTACTCTAGATTCACAAAGAGGAACGGGTGGTTACGGTAAAGGATATACTTGGAGATATTTGTTTACTCTAAGTCAGGTTGCTATCAATCGTTTTCTTACTCTTAACTACATTCCTGTCTCGTCTTTTACTCAAGATCCTTTAGATCAAGACGTTGAAACCGAGCAATATGAAATTCAACAGGTTAACAAAGCAAGTTATAATCTGACTGGAGATACAACGGGTCAGGTATTAAACATTAAAGTAATTGATGGCGGTGCAGGATATAGTGGTACAAACACTACAGCAACCGTGGTAGGAGATGGCACCGGAGCAACGGCAATCGTGAGCGTTGTCGGTGGTGTTATTCAAACCGTTCGTGTTACTAATCGTGGAACAGGATATAGTGTTGCTTCTGTTGTAATTGAAGATACTTCTATTCCTTCTGAAGACGCAACCTTAAGGGTTGTTCTTGGACCTAACAACGGAGTTGAAGCAGACCCTATTAAAACTCTTAAAGCAGAAAGTCTTCTTGTAACAACAGATTTTGAAGACGATGAGTTTTCTACACTGTTTACTGCCAACGATTT